GGATGAGCCNCCCCCGCCACCACCGCCGGGAGAGTGTCGTAACGGAGCTACAGATTTTCCCAATTGCGGTCAGTGTCCCGATGGACAACAAATGGTCAACGACATGTGTGTTACTAGGTACACCTGTCCTGACCCCAACGCCACAACAAATGCGGACGGCAGTTGTGGGCCTTGTAAGCCGGGATACGTCTTTGACGGATCTGTAGAGGGCTGTGTACAAGAAAGCGTAACTAATCCTTGTAGTGATCCTGCGTATGCGGCTGCAAATCCGGGGCAGTGTGGATCAGGACCACCACCAGAACCACCCCCGGAACCCCCACCGGAACCCCCGCCCCCATCTGGAGGAGGTGGAGGAGGAGGCGGTATGTTTAGTCAACCGTCCATGTCTGTTCCTCCAATGGGTGATCCACAGCTTTTAGCTAGAATGGAGTTTCCAATTGTAGATTACTTATCTGAGTCTTTAGCAAAACAAACTAAAGATCAGTTGATGACAGGAATGTTAACAGGAAGCATAGTATGACGTATTTAGACATAGTAAACAACGTACTGAGGCGTCTTAGGGAAGACACAGTAACTACTGTTAACGCTAACACGTACAGCACTATGGTTGGTGACTTTATCAATGACGCAAAGCAACTCGTGGAAAACGCTTGGGATTGGTCTAATCTTAGGTCTACCCTCACGCTTACCACGGCAGCTGATGACTACACGTACTCCCTTACGGGTTACCAAGACCAAGGAAAGATTCTTAACATCATTAACGATACATCTAATATTGTAATGGAGTACAAACCTCAGACTTGGTTTGACGATAAGTTCTTGGTTAACACCCCTGCGTCCGGTGCTCCTCAGTACTACACCTTTAGTGGCATCGACGGTTCTGGTGATGCCCAGATTGATGTGTACCCTAAGCCTGACGGTGTGTACTCTATTAAGGTCAAGAGCGTCATTAGAAACGTAGCCTTGAGTTCTGACTCTGACACGTTGGCTATTCCTAGTCATCCTGTGATTCACATGGCAGTAGCTTTGTTGGCTCGTGAACGTGGGGAGACAGGCGGTACGTCTACCCCTGAGTACTTTGCTCTTGCTGACAAGTATCTCTCTGATGCAGTTGCTCTGGATGCACAAAAGCATCCTGAAGAAACTATCTTTTACACCCCGTAGGAGTACGTATGGCACAGCCACTACAAAGTATTAACTTAGTTGCTCCTGCGTTTAAGGGGATCAACACAGAGGATTCTCCTATTGCACAGGATCCGTCCTTTGCTGAAGTTGCAGACAACGCTATTATCGACAGGCGTGGTCGTTTGGCTTCACGCAAGGGTAATGCTGTTGTTACCACAAACAAGACAGTTTTAGGTACTGACTACTTGCACAACATACACGAGTTTTACGACAGTGCGGGTAACGAGGTAATCTTTAGTACTGGTAACAACAAGATTATGACAGGTACAACTACTCTGGTAGATGCGTCTCCGGGGTCGTACACGATTAGTGCTAACGATTGGAAGATATTTAACTTTAACGATCACGCTTACTTCTTCCAACGTGGCTACGAGCCTCTGGTGTACAGCAATGCACTAGGCGCAGTAACAAAAATGTCTGCTGTTAGCGGAGCCTCTGTAGCTGCTACACAGTACTGTAACGAAGCTATTGCAGCTTACGGTCGTGTGTGGTGCGTAGGTAACGCCAGTGATGACAACACAATCTACTGGTCTGATCTGCTCAAGGGACACGACTTTGCTGGTGGATCTAGCGGTTCTATTGATGTATCTAAGGCGTGGCCTAACGGGTTTGACAAAGTTGTTGCTATTGCGGCACACAACGGGCTGTTGATTATCTTTGGTGAAAACAACACGCTTGTGTACGCTAACGCAGAAAGCCCTGCATCTATGGAAATACGTGATGCTATTCCGGGTGTTGGTTGTGTAGACCGCAAGAGCGTACAGAATATTGGTACTGACTTGATCTTCCTGACTCAAACAGGCTTGCGCAGTCTTGGCAGAACCATACAAGAAAAGTCTTTGCCGATTACAGACTTGAGCAGAAACATTAAGCAAGAGATTATTGCTAACACACTGGCTACCACAGTTCCTGTGAGTTCTGTGTATAGCCCTGAGAACTACTTTTACTTACTGTGTTTCCCCGACCTCAACCTTGTCTATTGTTTTGACGTTAGAGGTTTGTTGGACAACGGGTCGTACAGAGTAACACGCTGGCCTAGTGTAGACTTCAAGAGTTTCTACAGGGACAGAAACGGTGACATATACATTGGCACAACGGCGGGACTAGGAAAGTACAACAACTACTTAGACAACGGCAATCCTTACCGTTTCAGGTACTTTAGCCCCGGCCTTACCTTTGGTGACCCAGCGCGAATTAAGATGCTGAAGAAGATTAGACCCACTCTGATTGGAGGAAACAACTCAGACATATTCCTCAAGTGGGCTTACGACTTTTCATCATCATCCAGCAGCAGCACNTTTAGGACTAGCTCTGATGTGCCGGGTTTTTATGGTCAGTCTGAGTACAACATTGCTGAGTACTCTGAAGAAGGTATTACCTTGAGTAGAAACTCACTGAACACCACAGGCTATGGCTCAGTAATTAGCGTAGGTCTTGAGACAGACATTAACGGATACGCTCTGTCCATACAGGAAATGAATGTACTAGCACTGATAGGTAAAACGTTATGATGAATTACAATAAAAACAGGGGTACTTACTAATGGGTTTTTTAAGCGACATTATAGACGCCTTTGTTCCTAGCAACATTGAAGCTCTCTATACCGCACCTCTGCCCCAAGCCGAAGCGCCTGAGATTGGTTTTAAAGGTTTTACGGTAACAGGCCCGACAGGAACAATTACGGGTCTGGATGAAGGCGGGGTAACTTATAGTTTAGGAGGTAGAGGCCAATCAATTCAGAGTGCTTTGGAATCTGAGGCGTTATCTAGGTTTGGCGGTGTTCCTGCTGCTGCAACTCAGATGGGTGCTATCGGTGGTCAGTTGTTAGGCACAGGTCAACAACAGCTAGGCGTAGACCCCTTTGGCCTCGCTGGTCAACAAGCAGCAGCNCAAAGCGCGTTTGGCCTAGGTGAGCAGTTCATGGGTCAAGCNGGTATGCCTATGGGTGCTAGAGAACAAGAGGTGTATGACCGTATNAGGGCTACACAGCTTGGTGAAGAAGAGAGACAGAGGCTTGCGCTAGAAGAGCGTTTAGCTGGTCANGGTCGCTTAGGTGTNCGTACAGCCATGTTTGGTGGTACACCAGAGCAACTGGCGTTGTCTCAAGCACAAGAGCAAGCACAAAACCAAGCGACTCTTATGGCGATGCAACAGGCACAACAAGAGCAGGCGCAGCAGGCGTCTATGGGTGCTCAGTTTGCAGGCTTAGGCTCTGGCCTAGCAGGACAACGGCAAGCACTGGAAGCCGCACAACAAGCTAGGGCTTTACAGGCTCTACAGGGCGGCATGGGCCTCGCTACGGGAGGTCTAGGGTTAGAACAAGCACAGCAACAGATTGGCTTAGGTGCGCTTCAGGGCGCTTATGTACCGCAAGCCGCTATGTTGTCTGCGTTCTCTCCTGCACTCAACGTAGCATCTATGGCAGATGTAGCACGTAGACAGCAAGGTGAGTTTGACCTAGAAGCACAGATGGCTAATATTTCTGGCCTCGTTGGACAGAGGGCGGCTCTGGCTAGTCTGTACGGTGGTATTTACGGTGGTCTAGGATCTGGCTTAGGCGGGTTACTAACTGATCTGTTTTAACTCGTTTAATTAAAGATAGAGGATAAAGAACATGGCTTACGATATTGGTGGGATGCTTGCTAGATCTGGTGCAACTACTGGTCAACTTATGGGCGGTGGTATTGCTAACGTAGGTGCTGGCCTAGGTGGTTTACTTACGCGCCGCAAGGAAAAACAATCGGAACAAAACGCACAGGAGCAGTTCCAGCAGATTCTTGCGGCTAACCGAAATAACCCCGATGTACTACGAGCTAAAGGCCAAGAATTGGCGACAAGCGGTGACCCTAATCTCCAGAGAGTTGGTAAGATGCTCATGGATGAGGCTACTCGTGTTACGGGTGTTCAGACTGCTAAAACAGAAAAAGGAACAGCACAGGGAATACAGGGAGGACTCTCTGCGGTTACCCAAGCTGCAATGCGTGGTGTTCCTTTAACGGATTTGCAAGAAGGCATTAGGTCAGTTACAAATTTAGGCGGTACTCAGGCACAGATTATAGACGCTTATAAAGCCGGTGCTGATATACGTAAAGGAGAAAAACCAGATAAACCAAAGTATAAGTACTCAACAGCAGAAATTGAGGTTGATGGAAAGACAGAAGTTGTTCAGATAGGGGTGAATGAAAATGACCCTAACGACAGGGTAGTAACCACTATTGGGGCCGTGGCGACTGAAACAGGAGAAGATAAGTCTCTTCAGGACATGATTGATGAGGCGGGGTTAGACCCTAAGGAATACAACCTAACAACCCTAGGGGGGCTGGAAAACGTCCAGAGATTCATTGTATCAGAAATTGGTAATGCCTCTCTAGCAAACACAGTAGGGGACATGATTGACAGAATGAAGCCTCCCGGCGTTGGGGAAGCCTTTGATCTCTTAAACAAAGTAGACCCGCTGTTTAGAGAAGCCCAAGTAGACTTAGCTAGTGTAGCCAAGTTTAAGGGTCTTGAGGAATTAACAGACGAAAATATATCTGGACTTAAGCCGTTACTTGAGAGGATTGTTAGCGGAACTACGGATAGTGACGTAAGGGCTGTAGCAGAGTTAGATCAGTTCAGAGGTAACAAAGACATTATTAATAAGTTTAATGACTTTGTTCTTGGTGTCACAGTAGGCAGGCTGTCTGAAGACACAGTAAAAGAGTACGGGCAGATCATGGAAGTTGTTAGTGCTCTAGCACAAAGAAAGCAACTTAACACTATCAACTCTCTTATACTCAGTGAGGACCCTAGAGAATCAGAAGCCGCACTGAGGGCCAAGAATTTTATTTTAAACGGCAGAGGACAAGCTAGAATTATACCTAGTTCTTAATTAAGGAAAGTTTAATGGACACTAGCAGAGTAGAACTGCCTGACGGCCAAGTTGTTACAGTAGAGCACCCTGATGACTGGGACGAGCACAAGATCATAGCGTTTGCTGAACTTAACGCTCCTCAGGCTACCCGAACAGAGTCACCAACGGGTCCTGATAATAAAGATGACAGCATTACAACAGGGGACATGGTGAAACTAGGTCTGAGCCGTTTTGCTGTCCAGTTTATTCCTGACACGTTCTTAATAAGTAATGAAGAGCTTATGGAAAGCATTAGACAGGCTAAACTAGGGAATGTAGAGAACGCAGGAGTTGTTCAAGAGCGACAGGCTAGAGAAATGGCAGGCGTTCCTGTGGACGCTGAGTTAGGCTTGGGACAGGAGATAGTCGCAGGACTCGCTGATCCGCTGACCACTGTTGGGTCCCCTCTTAAATCGGGGGTTACTGCGTTTATGAAGGGTCTGATACCGGCTACTACATCAACTGTGGGTGGTACTGTTGGTGGTATGGCGTCTTCTCAAGTTGCCGCAGAGCTGGGCGCAAGTCCTCTGGTTCAAGAGTTAGCAGGGGCTGTCGGGGGCGGTTCTTTTGCTACAGCGACCGGTGTTGGTACTGCGGCAACTATATCTACTGTGGCTAAGGTTGCGGGTGACGTAAAAAATAAAGTAGTCGGGGGAGACACCGGAACATTAGGTGTTGCTTCTGACGCGCTCGCTAATAGCAAGGTACGTGCAGAAATTAATAGGATTAAGGAAACATCTGGACCTGAAGAAGTAACACGGGCTGTTGAAAATCTTGCGTCTCTCAAAGAAGAAATACCTGATTTGGAGATTGGTGGTCTAGTGGCTACTCTTGTGGAAAATCCTATTGTACGAGATTGGGTGCGAAAGACTACTCAAAATAACAAAGGCTTTCAGAAAGAGTTAGTTGAAAAAATAGCTAGAGACTCTGTAAAGGTTGCAGAGAGATTTGATAAGATTTTAGGGGAAAGCGAGGAAATAGGCAGACCAATAGTAGCTGGAGTGGCAGAGGACCAACTAAAGAAAACTCAAGCCGCATTGCGAACAACAGTTGATAGGCAAAACAAAAACATAAACAACGTACTAGACGGGTTGACCACTAGGTTACTTGGTACGAAAGACATTGTTGACGTAGGTCGTGTTTCACAAAAGCTTCTTAATAGGAAAGAGGCGGTTGTTCGTAGGGCCGCAAGCAAGCTGTACGATCAAGCAAAGTCAGAGGCTAAAAAAGTAACGCTGTCTGACCAAACAATCGTTAACCTTGCTTCTATGTTCAAGGGCATTAAAACATCAGATATATTTGGGCCTGAGAGCAAGACAGCCAGAAAACTAGAAATTGTTTTAAAGCCTAAAAAAAGCGCAGGAGAAGACGCAGAATCTCAAGTAAAGGTTCCTAAAATAACCGGAGAAGATTTAATATCTCTTAAAAAGTCTTTGAACACAGAAGTATCAAAACTGTTACGAGTATCAGACAGAAACTCAGAACAGAAGCAACTTTTGGACCGTTTGTTTAAGCTTAAAGATGTTGTGGATGGTGTAGTACTTGAGCAGGCAGGAGAATCTCCTAAGTTTGTTAAAGCCTACAGAGACGCTGATGAGTTTTACTACAGGGAACTAGGCCTGCCAATGAAGGCTGAAGGCATGAGAGAGATTAAAACTAAAAGATTCATGTCTGGTGCTGCCCAGAGCCTGATGAATTACGAGCAGGCAAGGGACTACGTTAATTTTGTAGGCAAGCAAGGGATGGGTGTTGTTAGACACGCTGTGAGACTAAAGGCTGACCAAGCAGGTGTTGTAGACGCGAGTGGCGTTATAAGTCAAAACAAATTAGACACCTTTAGACGAAGAAACGAAAGGCTAATTAAGTTTGCTGGTTTAACTGAAGAGTTTAGTAACACTTCAAGTAAACTAAAAACAATAAAAAATACTCAGGCTCGTCACAACGAAGCATACAACGAAAAGTCTAGAGCACTTACACAAAGTTTCTTTAAGTCCATTACGGACAATAACCTAAGCACTGTAGTAAAACAGATGCTCAAGCCAAAAAAGAGGGCAGAGTACTTGAGGGATATTAATAAGCTTGATTCTGCCCAAAGAGATTTGGTAATGACAGGCATTAGGCAGGAGTTTCTAGCACAGGCTTTGCAGACAAAAGGAACAATGAAAGACTTTATCAATAAACACGCTGAAGCAACTAGTGACCTGTTCGATAAAGACTACGTTGGAAACATTAACAAAATGGCAGAACTAAAAGATTTGATGGGTCAGATTAGCGTCCTACTCAAAGATACACTAGGGGAAACAGGCGTTATTGATACTCTACAAGATATGACGGGCGTTAGCATTGCGGAGTACGCAGGAACTATCAGAAATCAGATTTTGTCCACGGAAAGAAAGTTTATAAACCTAGCTATGAAAGCAACGACTACAAGCGGCAAAGATAAGTATTATGTTAAATCAGCAGAAGTTTTATTAGACCCTGACGTAGTAGCAAAACTAGCGAATCCACCGGAAGGCAGTCTGAAGTCTTGGGCAAAGGACACAATGCAAGGAGCAGGGGATTACTTAAAAGACGTTGGATCTTATTTTACTCAGGTAATGCAGGGGCATCTGACTCTAGCTACTCTTAAATCTATGGAAGCAGCTAAGGATGTTCCAACTCCAGAAGAGCAAGAACAACTTATGGCACAGGGAGCACAACAATGAAAGACAAAGACCACACAGTAAGCTACACATCCCATGATTACCACACTATGTGTGAGAAGTCAAAGGAGCGTGTCAAGAAGATGCAAGCGCAGGGAATACCTACGCCCCATGACCCGAAAGACAAGCCAGAGGACGTAGGTAAGTCAGAGGGCTACTCCATATTCTTTATGTCA